GACCCAATCATCACCTCCGTCGCAACGTCCGCCACAGCCGCAGTCGTCAGTCCCCCAACAACCAGTCCGGCAGTCCCGGACACTGCGTTCCCCACAAGAGCACCTGTCGTCCCCAGAGTGCTGACGATAGCTGCCTTCTTCAAAGAAGTGCATCCTATTAAACCTATCGATGAGAGGGTTAGACAACTTCTTGAGGTGAAGACCACCATCCAGTGACCCAGCCTACCAGAGCTATGATCACTATGATCCCCACGGCTGCCCAAAACCTTTTCTTTCCAGCGGTTAAATCTTTCCATTTTTCCATAATATCTCCTGTCATCTGAGTTATTTCTTTTACTTCGGGTGCTTGTACCTTGACGCAGTGCCTTTAGTCTTCGACATCTTTCTCCCTTTTTTCACACCAGCTGCATGGTGTGTCTTAGCCGCAGATCTAGCAAGATTCCGAGCTTTTACGGCTTTAATATAGCCTGCACTTTTGGTCTTGCCCTTGAACTTAGCTTTAAGATCAGTGGGTGCCTTCTTTTTCGTAGGCTTACCAACTTGACTCACCTTTTTTCCCTGCGTCTCTGCTACCCGCCCCTTTTTGTAACCAATCTTACCAAACTTCTCCTTCATCCTACTCTTTATGGATGACTTTCTTGTAGAACTTAACTTAGCCATGTTATCTCCTTGAATAAATACCACACCAAAAAACAAGCGGCAGTAATGTCAACACATACCGACCAACACAGGTATACCCTAAGTAACCATTTAGGACAGTTCCTGATTAAGTTTATGCACTTCATCCGATACCTTGGAAGTAAATATAGAAGGTAACAACCCATGAACCAAGGCAGTCAACGACAAAAGAAATAACTTCAAGGCAAGTCCCCACGCAAAATGTAGATGTCTCCCCCATGATAAATTTATGTCCTTTAAGTGACTCATTCTATAATCCTCGCTACTACGATGTTCCCTTCCTTGTTTGTTTTTAATTCGACCTTCCGCTTCTCGCAGGTGAAGCGAGTCTTCCCGGATGCCGTGTCTTTCCATCCATTTCTTTTCAAGGTACGTTTCATGCTCAGGCATCCTGACATCCCCATTTCAACCCACTGACCAGTGCTTGGATTTTCCCAGTGGCCCATCCATTCCTTCAGATTATCGTTCATGTATAGTAGAAGAACAAACATTACTTCCATTAGTGCGCCCCGTTTTGTGATTTAATTTGAGCAACCTTGTCCTTGAGTATTTCCACCTTGGCCTCAAGTGCTTCGATTCTCTGACGATAGAAGTCAAGGGTAAGTGCCTGCTGCCTGTCGAATGGAGCCTCACCCCC